GCTGATATTGCCCAGCTCATACACGAATCTGCTTGTCATAATATCAATCGTATATTTTTGGCTGTTCTATTTGGTGGAAACGAATTTGTAACCATTGAGTTTGACATCACCGAAGGCATGAAAGATGACCTGGTGCAGCGCATGGCGAAGTTATGGGCGTATTGCAAGACCGACACCCTACCACCCGCAGAAACCATAGAGCAAACCAAACTGGTATATCCAACCAGCACCGATGAAACAATTGTGGCTACGCAAAATGTAGAGGTAGCAGTCGCCCAGCTCAAGCAATATAAAGCCAACATCAAGGCGCTAGAGGATCAGAGCGAAGCCCTAGAGGTAGCAATCCGCAACACCATGGGCGATAAAGGTGAGATTGTATCCATCTCAGGCGATACCTTAGTCACCTGGCGCAGTAGCAAGAGCAGTAAGCGCTTCTCAAGTGATCTCTTTAAACAAGCCATGCCCGACATTTACGAGCAGTTTGTGATTGAGCAGCCTGGCAGTCGTAGATTTTTAGTGAAGTAAAGACACCTAATGAAAGGGGATAAGATGAGCAATATTGTGAGTTTTACCGATATGTCGCAGATGGCAGAAGCAATCGCCAAAAGCGGTTTATTCGGGATGAAGGACACCAATAGCGTATTAGCGCTAATGGCAGTAGCACAAGCTGAAGGTATGCACCCCGCCACAGCAGCACGGGATTTTCATATCATTCAAGGCAGACCAGCATTAAAAGCCGATGCGATGCTAGCAAGGTTTCAAAATGCGGGCGGTAAAGTTCAATGGAAGGATTACACAGATGAACAAGTTACAGGCGTATTTAGTCACCCCAACGGTGGAGAGCTTGCCGTTACCTGGACAATCGAACAAGCAAGCAAGATCGGGCTGGTCAAACCAGGCTCAGGCTGGCAAAAGTTCCCAAGGGCAATGCTGCGATCCAGGTGCATTTCAGAAGGTATACGAAGCGTCTTTCCTGGATCAGTTACAGGGTTCTACAGCCCTGAAGAAGTGGCTGATTTCGAACCCAAAGACATGGGAAAGGCTGTCAACCTCTCAGAGATTAAAAGCGATGAGCTTACCATTGACGCAGATAGCGGAGAAGTAGCGCCACCCATGGTCAAGGGTAACTTTGCTGCCCATATCCATAAACTCCATCTGTATGTGCCAGGTCAAGAAGAACCCTATGCAACCTACCTATCCCTAGAGGATTGGATTGAGGGGTTTTTAGACATCTTTGGTCGTATCCAAAACTCAAGCAAGTATGACGATAAAGAGAAAACCAAGAAGTACAACCAATTGCGAGCTGCTAATGATGCCTTTACAAAGACATTTAGCGGTACGCAAACATCGAAGTTTTTAACCAAAATAGCTGAAATAAGGAGAGATTGATGAGTAATGGACATATCGCCCAGATGGGCAAAGGCGTATTGTTTGGTAACGCTGATAAGAAGCATGAGAAAGCACCCGACTGGAAAGGTACACTCTTGCTCTCTGAGGACTACAAAGCGGGTCAAACACTCAAGATTGCTGGCTGGACTAAGAACACCCCCAAAGGGCAGTTAATTAGCTTGTCTGAGGATACTTGGAAGCCACAAAACCCCCAGCAGTACCCCAGAGAAACCAATGCCAATGACGGTGAAGTACCATTCTGATTAAGCTGGACTTGCCCTACCCGCCATCCATTAATAACTATTGGATAGCGAGTGGGCATCGTAGGTTTATTAGTAAGCGTGGGCAGTTATTCCGCCAAGAAGTAATGGTAGCGTGTTTACAAGGGAGAGTACCAAAATTGGGTTCACAGTCGCTCATGGTTCACATTATTTTGCAACCACGCAATAAGAAGTTGATGGATATTGATAACTGCGCCAAAGCAATTTTAGATAGTTTAGAGAGTGCGGGCATTTTCAGTTCGGATGTCCAGGTGCAAAAGCTACTAATCGAGCGTGGCAAGCAGATTAAAGGCGGTGGCTGCCAAGTAATGATTGAAGTAATCCCCTCTAGCTCAGAGGAGAATCCGCAAGGATAGTTAGGTAAGGTGCGCCAGCCATCTCTTTGAGCAAGCTGGCACTAATAAGGAGATACCATGAAACCAGTTCCATACAACACAGGCAAGGTCAAGATTGGCAGCAAGTATGTGCCACCAAAAGTTAACTACATGAGCGAGGACTGCGAGTTTATCCAGAGTGTTTTGTTGGGATTGTGGATAAGCGAACGCAGAGCGCAAGTGAAGTGGATTGCGTACTTATTAGTTTTGTTGCTCTGCATCATTTCTTTAATGGCATTGAGGTAGCCATGGACTTTGATGAAAAAGAGGATAGCTTGATGGATATTGTTTGCAAGCTACTCATATTTTTTATGGTGATCCTGTTTGCTATTCTGATTAACTGGATTATTGAAAAGACATGATCTATTTCTTATCCAGTTTAGATACCTATGAGATTGCTTGGGCAGCCGCAGATCGTTGCAAGTACAAGCAAGATCAGGGCTTAGTCAACTACAAGCGGGTTGATAAGAAAAGGGATAACTACGGCACAGCAAGAGAAGGATTAACGGGCGAGTGGGCGGTCAGCAAATATTTGGATTTACCCGTAAATACCGAAAATTATTTGGGGGGTGATCCAGGTTGGGATTTTGAATATCAGGGCTTGAAGGTCGATGTCAAGACTACTAGGGCTAAGTATCTATTGTTCCAATCCCATGCTCACTTCAAAGCGGATGCAGCCATCTTAGTGCGCTATCACCAAGACTTCTTAGTAGAAATCCTCGGTGCAATAACACGGGATGAATTTTTTAAGGTAGCCCAGATTAAAAACCTAGGCTATCAAGATAACTATGTAGTAACTCAAGATCAATTAACACCCATTGAGGAATTTAAAAATGCAAGAGAACGACAAGAAGCCTAAGATTTTTATAGCTACACCCATGTATGGTGGGATGTGCGCTGGTTTTTATACCCAGTCCATCATTCAATTACTCACCACTTGCCAGGCTAATGGAGTGGATGCAGATTTTAGCTTTATGTTTAATGAAAGCCTAATCACTAGAGCTAGGAACTCATTAACCCATACCTTTTTAAAGACGGATTGTTCGCATTTAATGTTCATTGATTCGGACATTAAGTTTCGAGCCGAGGATGTAATCCACATGATCCGAGCTGATAAGGACATACTCTGCGGAATCTACCCTAAAAAGGAGATTAACTGGCACTCGGTCAAGGCAGCCATGGATCGGGGTGTGCCATTCGATCAGCTTAAAAGCCATACGGGTAGCTTTGTTGTGAACCTGGTGAACTACGCTGGAGAGGTAACTGTACCAGTCAATGAGCCAGTCGAGATATTCAATGGCGGTACAGGCTTTATGCTGATTAAGCGTGAGGTCTTTGGCAAGCTCGGAGAATCAGTACCGAGCTACTCCAATGATGTGGTTGATCTAGGTGGCAAGATGCAACAGTCTGAACCGATCAAAGAGTTCTTTACTACTTCCATTGAGCCAGGCACTAATCGTCTGCTCTCCGAGGATTACCACTTTTGCCGTATCTGGCGTGAATCGGGCGGTCAGGTCTTTGCAGCGCCTTGGTGTCAGCTATCGCACATTGGCACTTATGCCTTTGAAGGTCAACTTACACCAACGGAATAACCATGAAAATACATACAGTAGAAGGTAAGCAATTAGAGTTTAATGATGAGAACTTAGTGGCGGTGTACCAGGAGAAGTACCGTTTGTATGACCGTTTCTTACCACACTTAGCCAGTTACCTAGAGGGTACGGTGGTCGATGTGGGTGCAAACTGTGGTGCATTAGCGGTAGCCATGGGAGTTAAGAATCCAGCCCTAGAGTTTGTGTGCATTGAGCCAGAAGATAAGCATCTACTTCACTTGCATAAGAATGTGTTGCAGATAAGCAACAGGGTTCAGGTAGATCGGGCTAAGATTGGTACGCAATATAAATTACTAGACAAGGTAATCGAGCAGTTTGAGGTAAAGGATATTGGCTTACTCAAGATTGATGTGGATGGTTACGATTGGGATGTGATTGACAGTTACTCGTTTAGCCAAAAGCCACCCATCTACATTGAAGAAGATTTTAAGTTGCCCGATCAATACGCTAAATACCACGCAATGAATCAAAAGCTGTCAGAGCTTGGATACAACAATATTTGGATGTTTGATAACTTTGGCTGCTTAATTGGATTTACAAAAGATTGGGATATGGTCAACACCTTAAACTCGTATGTTGATCGAATGAAGCACGGCAAATCCCAAGTAACTATGTATTACCTTGACTTACTTATTTGCCAAGACCAGGATGTTGATAATCTAGGTCAAGGCGTAATGAGCTATATCAGCGCTTAGTCTTGCGCTTGGCAGTCTTAGCGGAACGGACAAAGGCTTCCTTGGTTGGATAGCCTTTCTGTCCTGGCTCTTTAGGCGGTAAGCCCTTCTCTCTGCGCTTATTGATGTTGTAGTACAAACCCTTCTTTATCGGCATTTCCATCTCCTTAACGATGCTTTAGCCCTAGTCGCTGGTCCTTTAGCCTTACGCACAACTCC